CCAGTATTGGAAAATGCCCGCTTGACACGGTTTATTATATTAAAAATAAATGTCTTTTAAGGGTGGTTTATATATGTCTTTAGAACATATCAAGGAAACTGAAAATACTATAGATGTATTTGAAAATGATATAGAGTTATATACTAAAATTTGGTGTGAAAAACAAGGTATGAATACTAGCGATATTATCTCTATATCTCAAAATAGATTTTCTGCTTTATTGTCTTTTTTATATAAAAATATCTTTAAGGATGTAAACCTGAAAAGTAGTGATATATATAATCAATCTATTATGGCTAATACTTCTTGTAATGCTTATAATATACCACTTATAGAGTCTATATGTGATGAGTATATAAGACTTTGTGATTATTACGATAAAATTATAAACGTAGAGGGATTTAGCAAAATGGTAGGCATCCCAAAAGAAACTATCTATGAGTGGTCAAGGGATGAGAGTAGGAAAGCAAGTGCGCGGACTTCTGACGTCGCCAAAAGACTTATTTCAGAGAGAGAGCGCACGTTGTCGGATCGCCTCGCATCGGGCACAAAAAATCCCGTCGGCGTTCTCGGATGCCTTAATCATTGGCACAACTGGGCGGGCGTTGGCAATATGGAAGAACGCAAACCGCAACAAGTCCGGCTTTCTGACGTACAAAAAAGCGTTGCTTTATTGTCTGACAATTCACCCGCAGACGGGCGACAGATAGAGCAAAAACAGCCTGTCAAATTGTCTGACAATTCCACACAATAAAGAATGTCGGTTTTATGGGCGCTCCAGGGCTTTTGAAGTCTGGCAACTATTCGCAAAATGGTCATTTAACGAACAGTTCAACTGATTTGTTTGAATTGTTCACGGATCATAGACAATTTACAGAGTGATGTAGACGGCTTCCGGCTTTATGGGGTGGGGGCGTGTGGGGTGGACGCGAAACCCCGCCTTAGTCCCCAAAATATCCCCGCAAACAAAAAGGCCTCTCCGCGGAAAGATATTTATAAAATAATTATATAAATACAAACCAGTACAGAATAAATATATATAACCACCAAAACAATATCCAAAGGTATTATATATAATACAAAATACTCAACACAATAACATAATGAGTTATTAAAGATATAAATATATAATATACACTACGCTTAATAGATATATATAATACTCAATCGAGATTAGATATATATATTATATATAAATACAGAGAAGGAGAAAAGTCAAATGTATATTGACGAGAAATATTACAACTACGAATCCTTGCGGGATGCAGACAAGCCGATAATAGACGGGTTTGACTACGCACTGGACGCAGTTAGCGACGGTATGGCAGATATGATAGCCGACGATATATGCGGCGAAGCTGAAACAGAGGACACGATAGCCGGAAGAATGAAACGCGAGTTGATTGACGCAGTTTTAACCGACGTGCGGGAAATACTGGCAAGCACAAGGTTAGAGATTATTGCATCGCTTATCGACGGGAGAGAAACAGAATGAGGATCATAAATGCACTAGCGGCGCTTGCATCCGCAGGATTGTTTATAGCACTGCTTTACACGATGCCGAAAGCGATCATACAATTCGGCACAGCCGATGTGAAATACGCGGCGCTCAATGTTTTTCTGCTTGCGTGGTTCACGATATTATTCAAGGCGACAGCCGGAAAAGAGGAAGAAACAGATGGATGATGAACAGCAGGTATGTGGAACGTGCAAGCATTGCAAGTTTGAGGGCGAGGATGAAGGTTTTGTTTGCACGAATCCCGACAGTGACAACCTATCCGATTGGGTTGAATACAAAGATTTCTGCTATGAGTGGGAAGGAAAGTGAGGAACGAACTTTGAACAAAGTAATAGCAAACGGGAATTTAGTTCGTGATCCCGAAGTAAAACAGGCAGGAAACACGAAAACAGCGCGATTCAGCATAGCTTGCAAGCGCAATTTCAAGGACAAGGACGGCAATTACGGCGCAGATTTTGTTAACTGCGTGGCTTTTGGTAAAACAGCCGACTTTTTGGAGAAGTATTTTCACAAGGGTAGTCCGATAATGGTTGAGGGCAGGATCAACACTGGCTCTTACACCAACAAAGACGGTCAGAAGGTTTATACAACCGATGTAGCTGTTGAAAAAGTGGAATTTAACGGAAAAGCGGAAAATGCAAAAAACGAAAATTCCGAAGGTTTTTTGAATCTGCCTGACAACGCATCAGACGAATTACCGATATTCGGGTAAGAAAGCGAGGCTTTTATGACAGGACAAGAGTATCAGGAGAAAGCCGCAAGGACAATCAACAAAGAATTAACGCTTTTAGGACAGCGGAATCACGCGCTTCACGGAATGGTCGGTGAGATCGGCGAGATACACAGCCTTTACCAAAAGGAGTATCAAGGCCACGGCGCACCGGATAGGGAACACATAATCAAAGAAACAGGCGATTTATTGTGGTTTGTAGCGGAGTTTTTGACTTCGCAAGGAATCGGTTTTGACGAGTGCCTTAGCACTAACATTGAGAAGCTGATTAAGCGTTATCCCGACGGATTTGACGCAGAACACAGCTTACATCGCGCAGAAGGTGACATTTGACTTAGTTTCATTCTATTTCTTTATCCTTTCTTACACACACAGCGGCGGTAGGTACAAATGCTTGCCGCCGCAACTTGGGGGAAGCAATGCTGCCGGAGATTAAACAAACATTTGAGCAACTAAAGAATGTGCAAGAGAGTATCGAATCACTTGACGCGCTAATTGACCTTACAAGTGCCGCATACGGACTTGACCACGAAAGCGGCGTAGAGGTTGGACGATATACGCGAGATCGTATTGAGCGAATTTTAGCGCCTGACGTAGCTGACGATGTAACGCGTGTTCGCAAGGCGTGGGATGTAATGGACTTATGCCGAGATCATAACTTGGCGACAGAAGAAACAGGTCTTTATCTTCGGATTTTGCTTTTAATGGCGCAGAACATGGATTTTGACAGTTATTTGCTTTATCTCGAAAAGAATAGGCTGCAAAAGGATAGGCTGTATCTTCCGAAACGCAAGCAATTTTCAAAGATAGGGATAATAAATGCGTTACAAGATATGGTAGACGATAAGTTGGATATCCTGACTATTTCAATGCCGCCTGGAACGGGGAAAACCTCGCTGTCTAAATTTTTTATTTCCGCCGTGATGGGTTGGTTTCCGAAAGACTTCAATCTGTTTTGGTCGCACTCTGCGGATATCGCAAGAATGTATTACGATGGTGTGTATGACATTATTTCAAACGATCTTGAGTACACATGGCAAGAAATCTTTGCCGGACTATCGCTTACAAGCACAAACGCCAAAATGGGAATGATGAACATAGGGCGATACAAGCCATTCCAAAGCCTTCAGGTAACAAGCACCGGCGCGGAAAATGCGGGCAAAGTCAGAGCCAACAAATTTTTGATGATCGATGACCTTATCGGCAAGTTAGAAGAAGCGTTGAATATCAATATCTTGGAGAAACTTTGGCGAAGTTACAGTACGGATTCCCGACAAAGAAAAATTGATAAGTGCAAAGAAATTCACATAGCCACCCGTTGGAGTGTTCATGATCCGATTGGCAAACTCGAAAGAGCATATTCAGGAAATACGAAAGTAAGGACGAAGTTTATATCTGTTCCAGACATTGATCCTGTTACTGGCGAAAGCAATTTTGACTATGAGTACGATGGATTTTCGGTTGATTTTTACAATGATCAAGCGTTACTTATGGACGATATCACCTATCGTTGTCTTTACAAGAATGAACCGATTGAACGCGAAGGCTTACTGTACCACGAAGAAGATTTGCGCAGATATCTTTCTTTACCGTTGAAAGAGCCGGATGCCCGCCTTGCCGTATGCGATGTAAAAGGCACGGGAACAGACTTTATGTTTATGCCGATATTTTATCAATACGGCGAAGATTATTACCTTGTCGATTGCGTATGCGATGATAACGTGGATTTCGATGTGCAATACGAAAAGATGGCATATTTGCTTTTTGACAACGAAGTACACGCTTGCGAATTTGAAAGTAACGCCGGTGGTGACAGGGCATCATACGAAGTGCAAAACAGGGTAACGGCAAAAGGCGGTAGTTGCACAATAACAACAAGACCGACAGAGAAGAACAAAGAAACGAGAATTATTGTTCACTCTGAATGGGTAAAGCGCAGAGTGTTATTCCGTGATAAGACGCTTTATTCGCCGAAAGAAGATTACGGCGTGATGATGAATTGGCTTTTATGCTATTCAACAGTTGGCAAAAACAGCCACGATGATGTGCCGGATGGTCTTGCAAACTTTAGGCTTTATGTTGACGGTCTTAGGCCGAAGTTAGCAACGGTAACAGCGGTATACAATCCGCTTCGTTCAAAAGGGGTATATGCGTTATGACAACAAAAGAGTATTTATCACAAGTACGAAAGCTAAACAAAATGATAAACGGACGGTTGCAAGACTTAGAGGATATGCGGCAACTCGCAGAGAGTGTATCTTCCAAACAGCCAGTAGCAGACCTTGTTATTTCAAGCGGCAGGAAAGACAGGCTTGAAAGCATCGTAGTGAAGATCATAGACGCGGAACGCGATATTGACGAAATGGTTTGCCGTTATATCGACAAAAGAGCGCTGATTGTCGGACAGATTGAAGAACTGGACGTAGAAGAATTTAGCGTACTTCGTTTACGATTCATTGACGGGTGGGATGCAGACAAGATTTCTAGCGAATTGAAGTATTCGGAACGCCAAACATACCGCCTTTGCAGAAAAGCAATGAACAGTTTTGAAGCAAAATATGGTGATACCTATAAAGTTGTCAGTTGAAAGTATGAAACGTCAGTGAATGTCATTGATATGCAGTTTTCGCAGTGATAATGTGGTAGTGTAAAAAGATTTTCGTGAACCTTATCCCCCATACAGCGTCGTAGCATCCCCCTTGCTATGGCGCTTTTTCATTTGGTGAAAAGATATGCAGAATAACTCGATGTATTTTCAGGATGTTGTCAAAGGACAATACGGACGGAAAATAGCATATACGGACGCTTTGCAAGTTACGGAGCAGAATGTCGTTAAAATACTTGGGGATTGTATAGGTGTCTTTAACACCAACAGACAGGCGATTCAGTATCTTTGGAACTACAAAAACGGAGATCAGCCCGTCTTATACCGCGAAAAGACAGTGCGCGACGATATAAACAACAAAGTTGTGGAAAACCACGCGTGGGAAGTAGTACGCTTCAAAATGGCACAGACTTTTGGCGAGCCGATAAGATACAACAGCTTGTCAAAGGATGAAAAAATAAACGATGCCGTAGACCGCTTTAACAACTATACACGCGCTGCGGGCAAGGCGGCAAAGGATTTATCTATGGGCGAATGGCAAAGCGCAGTAGGCGTTGGCTACGAGGCAGTACAACTTCGTGAAGAAGGAGCAGACCTGCCGTTTAGAATTGTTGTGCCTAGTCCTTTAGATACGTTCGTGATATACGCAAAGCAGACGCAAGAGCCGCTTATGTCGGTGCAGGAGTTGAAAGACGAGGACGGCAGAGTATATTATCAGTGCTTCACAAACACGCACGAATACCGGATTCAGAACAGCGCTTTAATGCCGCTTGTAGGTAGTGACGGAAACGTTGTTTATAGCAAATTACATACGTTCGGTGAAATCCCGATTGTGGAATACCCGAACAATCAAGATAGAATGTCTGATATCGAACTTGTTATCACGATGCTTGACGCTATCAACAATATGCAATCTAACAGGATGGATTCTGTCGAACAGTTTGTGCAGAGTTGGATCAAGTTTATAAACTGCGATATTGACGAAGAACAGTTCCGAAAAATGAAAATGTCAGGCGCTTTAGTCGTTAAGAGCAATAACGGTTCTGACAATAAGGCCGACGTTGACATTATGACGCAGGAACTTAATCAAACGCAATCACAGGTAGCAAAAGACGACTTATGGGATAACGCGCTGTCGATACTGGCAATTCCGTGCAAACAGGATGGCGGCGGTCAAGGAGATCGTGCGGGCGCTGTATTTTTGCGCAATGGTTGGGATTTTAGTAAACAGGCGGCGAATATCAAAGATGCTTATGTGATTGAAAGCGAATACCGCTTATCAACGTGCATCCGAAATACGATCCGCATACGAAAAGGTGAAGCAGAACTGCCTTTAACGATTGCTGATTACGAACCTGTTATAAACCATAGTCCGACAGACAATATGCAGGTGAAAGCACAGACGTTTGTAATGCTTGTGCAAGCAGGAATTGCGCCGCTTGTAGCGATTAAGGTATGCGGCCTTTGGAATGATCCTGAAAAAGTATTCCTGTTGTCGAAACCGTATCTTGATAATCTTTACAAGACGATTGACGATGCGATAGAACAGCAAGGCTTGCAAGATCAGGTAGAACAAGCGAAAGCGCTTGTGGAGCAGAATAATGGCATTACTCAAACAGGACAAGTTAAACAACCTGGCGATACCGTATGAGCAGTATTTCGGTGAAATGGGGCTTTCAAAAGCTGAGATTGAACGCAGGATAAGGCTTGCCGAGGATTTAGACGATGTGTTTATGCTTTTATTTCTGCTGATTACGGCAGATATAGCGCTAGGAAATGAGATTGATATAGCGTATTACACCGATTATGCAGCACGGCAGTATAAAGATGTGCTTGACGAACACGGGATTGACGCAGACGAGCGTTACCCGTGGCTTGCAACTCACATACAAGAAGCCGCAAAAGAAGTCGTAGAACAGAACGCTAAAAAGCCCGATGATGAATGGAATACTTCTGACGACAGGGCGATGCTGATTGCTGAAAACGAAGTGAACAGCGTTTGCGAATATACAGCTTTTCAAGATGCTGTTGACAGTGGAAAGACAAGGAAAACTTGGAACACAATGCTTGATACAAAAGTCAGGCATACTCACGAAGAACAGGAATCATTGACAATCCCGATAATGGAAACATTCAAAGTCGGCGCTTATGAAATGTACCAACCGAAAGATACTTCACTTGGCGCGGGAATGGAAGAAATAGCGGGTTGCCGATGTTGGTGCACTTACGGATGAAATACATTATACTTTGCGGAACGTGCTACAAGATAAATGGTGTTCAAAGGCAACTTGTTAAGATTAAAGGCGAACGCATTGTAGATCGCACTATCCGGCTATTGCGCAGTAATGGCGTTGAGGATATAGCGATAACGACGACAAGCGGCAGTTTTGCTAATTGTGACGCAGAGATCATAAGGTATGATAGTTCCGGTGATTGGGTAAATGCTTTTTATCCTACAGACGAGCCAGTGTGTTATGTATTCGGTGATGTATTCTTTTCACCGGACGCGATAAAGACAATCGTTAACACAAAAACGGACAGCATAGAGTTTTTTGCCAGTGCGCCGCCTTTTGATAATAACTACGCTAGAGAATGGGCTGAACCGTTTGCTTTCAAAGTACAAGACCAAAAGTATTTCAGGCAGTGCATAGAAACGGTCAAGGAATACAAAAACAAGCACAAATGGAAACGCGAACCGATAGCGTGGGAATTGTGGCAAATCATTAAAAAGACAATGATAAACCACATAAATTATTACAACTACGTTGCGATAAACGATTACACTTGCGATATCGACGAAGAAAAAGACGTAGAAGAAATTGAGGCGAAACTAAAGCCGAGATACCTTATACACGCTTGCGAAAGCAGGATGTGGTATGTGGAAGATTATCTGATACCGTCGTTGTATGAACAGGGAATTGATACAGTGGATGCTTGGGTTGACGTAAACCGTGATGGAAACCTGAAAAGCTGTATGGATTCCTTTTTAGATTGCGAAAACTACGGCACAAGCACTTGGCATTTGCAGGACGATGTGGTTATAAGTCGCGACTTTGCAAAGCGAACGCAGGAATACGCAGACGGCATTGTTTGTGGGTTTTGCTGTAGTATGTTTGAGTTTAGCAAATCCTACGGTATGTGGTATTCATTCCCTTGTATACATATACCTGACTACATTGCTGCCGATTGTGCAAAATGGTTTTACACAGAGAGAGTTCAAAAACAATTCGCAACTTATGTAATGAATGGCAAATGCGATGATGAAGTATTTATCCATTATTGCAAAGCGAACCATTTAGAGTATACAAACCTGAATCCAAACCTTGTTGACCACGTTGATTATCTGATAGGCGGCTCACTTACGAACGCACAAAGGAATTACAAGATAACGCGTTCGTCGTATTTCAAGGATCAGGATTTAGTCGAAGATTTAGCGGTTAAACTAGCGCACCGATAAGGTAGTGCTTTTTTAATACATAAAAATAAGCAGTTGTGCGTAAAACAACAGACCGTTAGGCGATGCAACCGCCGTAAATAAGCGTGACGGAGAAAGAGGTAATTATGACAAGAGAACAGGCAAAGTCGAACCTTATCAATCTAGGTATTGCCGAACCGACAGACGAGCAGATTACAAATTATCTGAATACTGTAAACGGCGAAGCAAAGAAAGAAAAGGATCGCGCAGACAGGTACAAGTTGGATGCTGACAAAGCTGCTGAATTACAGAAACAGCTTGACGAGATCGCAAATAACAATTTGTCAGAGGTTGAGAAAGCGAACAAAGCGACAGAAGATGCTTTATCACAGGTGGCGGCCTTGCAGAAGCGCATTGATCGCGCAGAACAGTTGAAGTCACTGGCAGAAAAAGGCATCACAGGAGAACAGGCTGAAAAGCTGATTTCAGAGGACGGCAAACTTGACTATGACATTCTAGGTCAAATTATCTCTGATAGAGAAACAGCGGCAAAAGCCGCGAAAGAGCAGGAGATTGCTAACAATCAGGGCAATCCAAACGGCGGCGCGTCCGGCGGTAATGATGATCCGAACGCAAAACCTAAAGATGTTGAAAACGCTGAAAAACTTGTTTTCGGCGTTGTGCCGCAAGATGCGGCTAAAGTACAAGACTACTACAAATAATCAAGGAGGTAGAAACAAATGGGCGCACCAATCGTAAAAGAATTTGGCGTTGAAAGCACTTGCTTAAAGTTTTTCCCTTATCAGGGCGCAGCTTGTGTAGTTCCGCAGTACGGCGTTGAAGCTGACGCGAACGGAAACAAGATTGTGAAAGCAGGTACACCGTTCCCGTCTAATGATGGAAATTGCCTCGGCTATTTACTGACAGACGTGGATGTAACACAGGGCGATGCAGCAGGTACTTATGTTTTTGAGGGCACTATTGATCCGGCGAAACTTTCTGCAAACAGTATCGTTGTAAACAGTTCTGCAAAGAAAGCAACTCCGAAGGTTACTTTCTACGAAGCAGCATATCCGGCATCATAAGTAAAGGAGGTTTATTATTATGGCTTTACCATTGAGAGAAGCGTTTACCGCTAGAGCAATCGGCACAGCTTGGGATAGCTATAAGGCTTCCTTGGCACTGCCGCCTTATCTTGGTCGTTCCTTCTTTGGAACACAGAAAAAGACAGGTCTTGACCTTAAATACATTCTCGGTGAGGATGCAGTTCCCCGTGAGTTGAAGGGTTCTAACTTCGATGCACAAGCACCTTTGAGAGAGGGCATCGGATTCAAGACAATCGAGCAGAATATGCCTTTCTTCCGCGAGTCCTATATGGTAACTGAAAAGGAAGAACAGGACTATATGACATTTATGAACAGCGTAGATTCCAATGCGGATAATGACGTACTCACCCTCATTATGAAGAATCCCTTACAGCTTGTTCAGGGCGCTAACATTGTTCCTGAAAGAATGATTTGGCAGCTTCTTGCACCTACGGACGGTGTTCCGAAGATCACTATCGCAGTTGACGGCGACTACACAAGCAAGTCTTATGTAATCGACTATACGCCGGACAGCGGTACTGCATACAAAGCAACCAATTTCATTGATATTACTGGAACAGCTAACGATAAGTGGAGCGCACCTTCCACCTGCACACCGATCGCAGACCTTGTAGCTGCACAGGAACAGCAGACCGCTAATCACGGTCAGAGTCTTTCCACTTTCGTTATGAACCTGAAAACTTGGAAGCAGTTTGTGAACGCTGCTGATACCAAAAAGCAGGTTCTTGGCGCAATCGCATACAATGCGGGTATTATGCTGAAAGATTCCGACGTAAAAGAGTTCCTTCTTGCTAACTACGGTATCACCGTACTTGTATACAACAATGTATATGTTAGCGGTACTTCAACTCTTACCTTCATTCCTGACGGCATTGTTACCGGTATTGCACAGGGCGTAAATCGTCTTGGTGACGTATTCTACGGCACTACTCCCGAGGAAAGAAGCGGCGGCCTTACTGACGGTAGCCTGTCTATCGTTGAAACTGGCGTTGCTATCAACACTTATGTTACCAATCATCCTGTTAACACTCACTGCGTTGTTTCCGAGATTGTTCTTCCTTCTTACGAGAATATGAACAGCGTTGTTGTTATGAAGGTTGACGCATAAGAGAAAGATCGGAGGGTGGTTGTATGGTAGCACAGAACACCGTTAAGATTAACGGCGTATGGTACAAAGCGGGCGATACAATCCCCGATAACGATAAAAAGGTTGAAAAGGCGGTATCTGCACCTGTTGTAGAGCCGCCTAAACCTGTTATCGAGGAAACGCCGGAAGAAAAGAAACCCGCAAAAAGGCAGTATTCTAGGAGGAATAAGTAATGGCATACCGAGTTGTAAGCCCGTTTGCTGATAAATGCGATGATAACCACGTTTACAAGTTAGGTGATTATTATCCGAGAAGTGGTTTTAAGGCAAGCGCGGCAAGGATTGCCGAACTTTCCTCTTGTGAAAACAATCAAAACGCGCCGCTTATTGCGGAAGTGAAAACCGAAACAAAAGAGGATAAAGCCAATGACAATAGCGGAAATGCAGGAAAGCATCATAGACGATTTAACAACAGAACTTCAAAATGATACGGATTTCGACAGTAATCTGTTGGAGATCAAGGTGAAAAATGCAATCCGTGAAGTCAAGACTAGACGCAATTATCCTAGACATTACACGGACGAAATGATAGCCGATGATTTAGAGAGGTACTACACCACTATCGAGGGGCTTGCGGTACTGGACTACAATCAAGTCGGCGCACAAGGACAATCGCTTCATTCAGAGGATGATGTTCAAAGGTCTTGGTATTCAAGGGATGAATTGCTAGGCAATATTCCGGCTTTTGTTTCCGTCTTGTAGAGGAAAGAGAGGTAGCAAAATGGAAAAGGCTAAATGGCTGTTATCCGCTTTGTGTGGTCTTATTCTTTCTTTTACACAGCAGTACGGAATAATGATAATGCTTGTTGCCGTAGCAATAGTCTTTGACTTCGTTACGGGAATGATTAAAGCGACGATTAAAGAGGAAATATCAAGCGAGGTTGGCAAAAAGGGATTCTTTAAGAAGATGGCACTTTTGGTCTGCCTGTTTTTCGGATTTTTCCTCGATTTCCTGATTCCGTATATGTGCAATAGTATAGGCGTTACGCTTAAAGCAGATACGCCGTTCGGTATGATTATATGCTTCTATATAGTCTTGAACGAGAGTATAAGCATTTGCGAAAACCTATACGCTTGCAATCCTGGAATAATGCCAAAGTGGATAGTTAACATTCTTTTATCTGCGAAAGAGCAGATAGACAACAAGGACGGTGGCGAGAATGAGGACGCTTCGGAAAAATAAACAGGCTATGTATTACTCGCTTTACCGTGCCGCGGAAGAAGTCTACGAAGAAGAAGGAACGAGTACACGATACATCATAGACGAAGATACGGGTTATCCGATACCTGTTGAAATTGGAACACAGAAAGCGGTTTATTCGCCGCCAGTTTCGTTTAGCGCAAATATAACGTCAAATCTCAATCAGATGCACGTTAAAGCGTATGGTATAGATCAATCGTCTATTTACTCTGAACTGATTTGTGAAAAAGGGCAGCTTCCGCTTAAAGTAGGTTCTATTATATGGCGTGAATCGCCGATACAGTGGGATGATGAAACTCAAAGAATCCCGAAACAATCTTCGGCAGATTACACCGTAGTAGGAATACTTACAGAATACCAACACAACGATTTTTATATGTTGCAAAGGCAAACGCCGGAGGAATCGGCAAGTGGCTAAAAAGGTAATCAAAGTCAATCTGCTTTCTGTATCAAGTATCAGGAACTTAAAAGAAGAACTGATTGAATACAGAGATAGCTTAGATACGAAGTTGTGGTACTTCGTAAAAGACTTGCTAGAACAAGGTATTGCAACGGCACAGGCTGTTATAGCCGAGAACGACGATCACCAACTTTCAAAACGTATTGTTTTCGATAAGAGGATTGAAATTCACGAAGATGGATGCCGAGGCATACTAATGGCAAGCGGTGAAAAGCTATATAGCAGATGGTATCGTTCTGACGGACAAGGCGGCGTAGAAGAAGTAGGAGGCGTGTTAAATGCCTTGCTTGCCGCAGAGTTTGGTACAGCCGCTTATGCACTGCCGCCGCAAACGCGGTTCGGTGGTTATGGTGGTCAAGGTACTAATTCACAGTACGGTCATTCAAGCGAAACGCAATGGTGGATAGCAACTAGCGTAACCGATGATGGCAAATTGACGGGTTGGAAAGCAGGAACAGCTATAAGGCCGTCAAGACCTTTGCACAATGCTCTACTAAAAATGGAGCAGGAAATTGAAAACACTGCAAGGAGATACTTCTAATGGGCTATGCGTGGGTAGAAGAAAGAGAATCCGACATATACACGCTTGTCAAGGCGAGAGCAATGCGCAATCTGCAAGCACAGTTCCCAAACATTAAGTTTACTACGAACGAGGGAACAGGTGCAAACAGCACAGCATATCCTACAGTGTATATCCATTCTATAGAGGGATTGGAACGCGGTCAAGACACAGAAAATGACAATGTAAATGCGTTTCAATTCAGCTTTGAGATAGAGGTTACTTGCAGTAAAGAACAAGGTCGGGAAAGTACGAAAAGAGTTGTAGGCGAGGTTTTGGATCAGTTCAAAAGATTGCGCTTTACGGTATCAAATGCCGTATATATAAGCGGCAATTCAATAGATACTGGCATTGCCCGTTCACACAGGACAATCGGACAGACCGACAATATTCAGCACTAACAATAACAAGGAGGACAAATAAATGGCGTCAACAACCTATCTTAGCAGATTTATTTACAAATCTCACACTGCGGGTTCTTCCGGCGGTTCTTCGGACTACAATTTCGCGGGAACTTACAATCTTATGCTTCGTGCGAAGTCTATGCCCGCGCCTGTTTCCCCGCCTAACAACGTGGAATCCACAACCTACGAGGACGATGCGCAGACCTTTGAAAAAGGTATCAAGCAGTCCGATACAAAGGAAGTTACCGGAAATCTTGAAAAGGATAAGCTGTCTGCACTTGATGCACTCGGCGATACCAAACTGGATATCTTGCAGCTTTACGGCACTGACGGCGTAGGCGGCGTTGCAAAGTACGCTTATGTTGGTACTGTAACCGCTACACCTTCCGATGCTTCCGGCATTGACAGTATTCTTGAAATGACCGTTTCGATCATTCCTAATACTGCACCGAAACTTGTTACCGATGCTTATACCGTTGTTGAGAACAATGACGGCACTTTCACCGTAACGAAGGTTTCATAAGATATAGACGCTTCGGCGTTTATAGCATATATACGGGGCGGCTTTCGGGCTGCCCCACCCTATGTATAGGGTAGAAAGGGTGGTTAAAAATGAAGAAGATTAAGGTTAACGACACAGAATACAAGTTGAAATTCGGTTATCTTTCTGTTGCGTCAAGCGGCATTATTAAAGAAGTGCTTGATATGACAGAGGATTTACAGAAAGTTGACGCTGACGATGATGCGAATATCTATAAGGTGGTACAAACTGTAATGCCTCTTATCGGCAGAATTGCACTTGCCGGATTGCAGAGATACCACGATGATGAATTTGGCGTTGACTACGACGATCAGGAAGATGTTAAGGCGAAACTGAAAAAGGTATACAAGCTACTCGATGAGTATTTCGATCCCGAGGACGGAGAGCCGGACGAGAGCGCTATTGAAATGTTTTGGGATTTTGCATCTGAATTGAGAGATTCAGGTTTTTTATCGGGGAAGCCGCAGACAATAGCGGAGAAGATAGCGGAGATTCCGCAGGATCACAAGAAACCCGAAAAACAGGAGAAGAACAATTCCTAAACAAAGAAACATACCTCAAATCAGTTTTGCCTTATTATATAGCCGTTGGAATAGACAAACATACGATAGATATATCTTGTCCGAAAGAACTTGCGCCGTATGAAGAAGCGCACAGGATAAAGATAATGGAACTGGATAGCCTTAATTGGTATAGCGGTATGTATGTACTCAGCGCAGTTTCAACAGCTATCGACAGATGTTTCAATGGAAAGAAATCACAACTAGAGTATATCGAACAACCTGCACTGGCAGAAATGAATTTGTCGGAAGAAGAACGGTTTGAACGCAAGTTAAAGAAAGCACTGGCTATTGAGGAAGGTTGGGCGGCAAAAGCTGCATCACACTTACCTGACAATGTATGAGGTACGGATATGATACTTGGCGTAGATGTATCGAGTTACAACGGCATAATTGATTGGCACAAAGTCAAGAAAGCGGGCTATGATTTTGCAATTTTGAAAGTGATCCGCAAAGACGGAGAACCGGACAAAGGTTTTGAGCGTAATTGGCTTGGATGCGAGGCTTACAAGGTTGATATCAAAGGCGTATATAACTATTCATACGCTACAAACGTTGAAAAGGCTGTTAAAGACGCACAGGCAGTTATTAAAGCGCTCAATGGGCGCAAAACAATGGTGTGGCTTGATATAGAGGATAAATGCCAAACTAATCTAGGCTTTGGCCTTGTTAGTATTATCAATGCGTATCAGAAAACCATTAAAGAAGCAGGACTTGACTTCGGCGTTTACACTGGATATTCGTTCTATAATTCATATCTGAAAAAGTACAAAGGAAGATTCGATTGCCCTTTGTGGATAGCACGTTACGGCGCTAACAACGGTGTTAGAAACGTGAAATATCAGCCGGATATAGATAATATGTACGGTTGGCAATATACAAGTAAAGGCAAGGTAAACGGTATCAAGGGATATGTTGACTTGAACGTATTTTACACACCTTTAGTTGAAAAGATAGTAATAAGCAATCCTTACACAATCCCTACGCGGGTTTTGTCTGCTAAAAAGATCGCAGGAATATACACTTGTCGCGGAAACGATGTTAGATGGGTTCAATACTCACTATACAAGTCAGGCTTTTTAAGTGAAAGCGATATAGACGGCGTATACGGGAAGCGAACGGAAGATGCGGTTAAACGCTTCCAAAAGAGCAAAGGTATCACAGTAGACGGAATCGTAGGCATACAAACAAGGAGATATATGTAATAGGCATAACAAAATCGGGCGGTAGAGTTTAACAGGCTTTACCGCCTTTTCTTTGTATTGAGGTAGTAGCTATGTATGATGATGAATTAGATATATTTATAGAAGC